TACTGATGAAATGGAGTGGGTAGGACCTAATGGTTTAATAACTCCTCCTGACCTTAATGTTCCTATAAATAACACTTCAAACTCTATAAGTACAATAGGGCCACACTCTCATACATTTGATGCAACAGCAACAGGTTCTTTTTCTTCTTCAATAGGAAACCCTGTCCCAACCCCGCTAACAATAGAGCCAGAATATATTGCAGGTATTCCCATACAATTTATTGGATGCCCTTAATAAATAAATAATAAATATAAATAATATAATATATGTGCAATTCATGTAATACGCCTAATTGTGGATGTTCACCTTGTCAAGAGTGTAACAATCCTGTTCCTCAACAAACTTGTACAACAACTTGTACTTGTACTACTGAACAATTTACAGAAGAATGTCCTTGTGGATTACAATCTACAAATTGTTTAATTTATACAGGAGATAATTTACAAGACTGTGAGGGAGATGATTATTTGTTTAGAGGAACAAATTTTAATACTTTCCTATCTCAACTTTGGGATACAGTTAAGTGTGCCGCTGCTCCAACAACAAATACAATAGAATATACTGGAGCAAATATAAGAAATTGTGATAACACTGCAACGGTTGTTGCTACAGGATCCTCTTTAACTGTAGCTTTAAATAATATTTGGAATGCACTTAAATGTGCATACACTGACATTAACCAAAGACAACCTGTTTGGCAAGGAAGTTCTAATATTATTGTAGGAGTAGCTCAAACGGCCCCTTATGATAATATTAATACAGCTTTAGTTGAATTAGCTAAATTCCATTTTAATGTTCCTGTAACAATAAAATTAGAAGACGGGATACATACCCTTACAAATGAGTTTGCTATACAAAATTTTTTAAATGACAAAAATACTTTAATTTTAGATTCTGTATCTGGTATTAAAGAAAACGTATTTTTAAGAACCACTAGTAGTATTACTCTTAATTTTGGTAATTTGACTGCTTCTAATATATCATTACAGACCAACAGTACTAATACTTTGCTTAATGTTAAAAATTCAGGAACAAGTGTTATTTTAAATAATGTAAAAGTTTTAGCACAAGTTACTCCTAATAATGTTTTTAAGGTAAGTTTAAATGCAAGTCTTAGCTTAGACAATTGTTTAATAGAAGATTCTGATATAACAAATTTTTTCAATAGTATTTTTTATTTAGACACAGGTAGTTCTTTAACAATCAATGGAGGATCTCATTCTATAAATAAAAAATTTATTGAGTCTAGACAATCTAGTTTAAAAATGACTAACTCTATTGTAACTTTTTCTAATTTAGCAAATGTTCCTTTAGTAGAATTAATATCAGATAGTAGATTAAATTTAGAAAATTCTAGATTTATAAACTCTGCACCTTCGAACTTTAATTCTATTTGTTTTTCATTAGATCAATCTTCGTTAAGGGCAGATTATGCCTACTCTACTCCTACACAGGTAATTTCAGGTTTTTACTTTGGGTTAGCGTCAAAAAGTTCTAATGTGTTTTTATCAGGTTCAAATCTTAATACTATTTATTCAATAGTACAGCTAATTAACCAAAGTTCAAATTCTAGTTTTCATATACAAGGAGGTAAAGTAATAAGTTTTGATTATACAAAAAGAACTATTGGTATTGACACTAACGCTAGTAACTCAATTATTGAGAATACCAATATGGAACTTCATGCTATATATAATTCTTCTTTTGGGGGAAAAACCACAATATATAATAATACTTTTTTATTTAATACTACTTATGCAACAGCGAACCCTGGGGCAAATAAATATTTTATTTGGGAAGACGGAGCAAATGTTTCTTCTTTTTATGGGAATACTATTAACTTTAATAACTTATCGGTAGGCATTAGAACTTCTGTACAAGGAACTCAATATTGGTTTGATGACCCTACTATTCCTGCATCTTTAAATACATTTTTAAATATACCTTTATCTGCAACATTGAGAGCGGACTTTAGTTCTGTAATATATGCTGTAAATTTAGATCCATCATTACCAAGATCTGTTGGCGCAAACTCTTTTATTTATTAATAAATAATCATTATTCACCATGACTAAGCAAAAAATTATAGATCTTTTTGGTTATAAGGCAGGAAGAAAGTTATACAACTTATTGTATAGTAGTTGTGCTAACTTTTGTTGTATAGTAAAAGATTGTTTAGGAATTAGTCCTTTAGGCAGTCCAACATTATACTTAAACCAACAAGGAGAATGGAGTGCTACAACAGGTCCTCAAGGACCCCAGGGGCCACAGGGTATCCAAGGTATTCAAGGACCTCAAGGCCCTCAAGGTGCAGCTTTAACTGTATTAGGTTCTTATCCTGATCTTGCTTCATTTTTAGCAGGTGCAGGAGGAAGTCCAGGAAATCCTGGAGAAGCTTGGATTATAGAATCTGATGGCTCATTATATGTATGGAACACAGCAACAAATGCTTGGGAAGATGTAGGAGATTTACAGGGGCCACAAGGCTTACAAGGAATACAAGGTATTCAAGGAATACAGGGAATACAAGGAGTACCAGGTCCCGCGGGTTTAGAAGGATTATTTGCACAAACTGGCAATAGCATTCCTATAACAGGTACAACAGTAGAAAGTACTTTAATTAATGGGGGAGTAGGTACATTAACTGTGCCTGCGAATGGATTTCAAGTAGGGGATAGCTTTAGAGCTATTTTTGGCGGAGTTATGAATGCAGCGAATAATCAAACTATAAGAATAAGAACTAAATCAAATGGTGTTGTATTATTGGATAGCGGAGTGCAAACTTTAACAAATTCAATTATCAATGATGTATGGAGTTTAAATATTGATTTTACGATTAGACAAATAGGTGGTGCAACGGTAGCTTCTATTGTTTCATTAGGTTCGTTTCATTATATTAAAACTTCCAATGCAGCAACTCAGGGATTTGCATTTAATGTTATTAATAATACTACCTTCAATACTACAATAAGTAACACAATAGACGTAACTGTACAATGGGGAAGCAATAATGCAACTAATAACATTTATAGTGATATTTTCATATTAAATAAAACATATTAAAAAAATAAATAAATGAAAAGATTAAGTAGAGCAGATATTTTAATTATGTTTGGTTACACAGCAGGAACTAAACTATATAATTTATTATACAGCAGTTGTGCTAACTTTTGTTGTATAGTTAAAAATTGTTTAGGAATTTCTAGTGGGGGCGATGCAGGTTTAGTTTTAAATCAACAGGGAGATTGGATTACTGCAGGTGGTGGAGGTAGTCAAAACTTATCAAGTGTTTTAAGTGTAGGCAATGCATCTGGAGCTAATGATATAAATTTTGATACATTACAAGGATTGTATTTTGCAAACACCTCAAGATTAAGAGAGGGCACTATAGATGCAGGTCTTGGTGGAACAAAAGGTATTGCTCAAATTTGCGCAGTTGGTTACGAATTAAAGTGGGAAGCTGGAAGGCTTTATGTAATGGATGGCAATGGAACTGCAATTAGACAATCACTATACAACTTTAATATTACTCCAAGTGTAAATGACGATATTACAAAAGGATATGGTGTTAATTCAATATGGACATTAGATGACAATACAACTTATGTTTGTACAGATGCTACAACAGGGGCTGCTGTGTGGGAATTATATAGTTTTGATAGAATAACCTTAGAATTTATGAGTGGCGTATTAACTACCACTATTTATGCTCCTGCAAGTTTGAAAATAAATTCAGTTCAAGATGTATATAATACTCCAGTTACAACTATTTTTCAAAATGGCAATCCTTATACTTTTGGAGATCCTATTGCATTAGGAGATTCTTTACAAATAGATGTAGACACTGCTTCCGTAATTAACCTAAATATTCAATATGCCTAATTATATCCAAGTTAAAAATACAAACATTGGTTCTATTCAAATTCATAAAGGAATAAATCAAGGCTTGTACTCAAATTTAGGGCAAGCTAATTCATACCTTTCAACTTATATCAATGGCACTTATTCAAATGTATTTTTAGATACTATAAATGATATTTTGTTTTTTGATGTACCACAAGGAACTTATACTTTTGAATATTTTTTAAATGGCACAGGAGCTTTTATTATAGATCTTAATAGTTTGCTTTATTATGCAAATAATTGTTTTGGAGAAAATACTGGCGATAGCATTATTGAAGATGCTTTGTTTGGGGAAAATGCGTTTTTAAATGCAAATTGTAATGTTACAATAAATAACATTATTGATGCAGGGGATAATTTTGGAAAAAACTTTATTGGTAATTTTACCATAAAAGGAAACATTGGAGCAACTGATTCAGCGGATTTGACTGGAACTACTAGCTTTTTTGACAGTGGTTCGGGAGCTAATTTAATTGTTTTAGCATCAAAATTAACTAGCAATTCAGGTCTTGTTGAAGGAGATTTAGCAAATGCAACAATAAATGGTGCAACGGTAAATTTTGTATTGATTTAATTTTAAAATAATGGGAAAATATCTAAACGCTTTTATAATTTCAATAATAACTTTTTTCTCTCCTATATACGGGCTTTTATTAGCTGTTGGTGCCATGATTTTTATGGACACTATATTAGGGGTTACAAAAGCAATTAAACTCGGAGGATGGGAATCTGTTACGTCAAGAAAGGCAAGTGTTATTATAAGTAAATTTCTACTCTATCAATTAACAGTGTTAACATTTTTTGTAATAGATTTTTATTTAATAAATGAGTTTACTAAATTACATTATCAGAATGATTATTTACTAACTAAATTCATAACGCTATCCTTATGTTTTGTTGAGGCAAAAAGCATTGATGAAAACATAAAAGCAATCTTTGGTTTTTCTATTTGGACAAATCTAAAAGAAGTTTTAATAAGAACACAAGAAATAAAGAAAACTACAAAAACCCTTAAAAAATAAAACTATGAAATTCCTAAGAGAAATGTTTAGCGATGACAACTCAATCAATGAGAAATCTGTCATTGGATTCCTAGCCT